CTAAAGGTAGTGTGCGCTTACCTACCAGGTATTTAGGTATCAAATCAACAATGATGTTGCCTACTTGCGTTAAGCCTTGCAGATACCCTACGATGTAAGGCATAGCAGCGGCATTCCCTTGCGTAGCGGATTCAATTACCGCTTTCCCTGAAATCCTAGTTTCATCTTTACCAACATTTGACGCATACGAGCCTAGAATAGTTTGTGTGGTCGGGTCAGTCACCTGGAATGCGCCCATGATTTCTGGTGGAGCACCAACGTTAACCACTTCTCTAATTGGGTCTGGGATTGGTTTGTTCGGGTCGTTTTCACTATAGGCATTTACGACAACGGTATTAGCACGCTGCACGTTGTTTAATGCTTCAATGTAGTCTTTTTCTTGAGGTATAGCTTCTTTTTTGATAATAAATTTGTGCTGTATTTGGTTTTCCAAGAAGTTTGCCAATGAAATACCGGCAAAGTTTTTTAAATCTTGAATGCCTTTAGCGTGATAAACATAAGGTCTTGTCATCTGGAAGGTGTTGTTCGATGTACCTTCAGTTAACACAATAGAGTGCCCATCAAAAAAAACGTACGGCAAATAAGTATAATCGGTTTCTTCGAACTCTAATACTTGGTTTTCAATTAAGCGATAACGAACTATCTTCTCTAGCATTGTCCATCGGGGTTTGCCAACAACAACCGGTAGCTGCTCAATGTAACCTTGCTCCTGCCAGTGCTCCGCCATGCGCTCATAATCTTTCATGGTCATGGTTCTACCGTCAGCTAATTGCACAATTCTTCGTTTGTATTTGCGTTTTTCAAAGTAATCACAGACTAAAATAATTTTTTTGTCTTCCACGTTTGCGTATGACCAGTTAAAACCTTCAATGCTTCTAGCAAAATCTACGCCCTTTAAATCAGCGTCTGGATAATCGCGTTCAAAATCTTTAACGGTCATCGGGAAAAGCTCAAAACAGTATTGCCCATCGCCTTTGTGTGGTGTACGTGCTGCCGGGTCAAATCCACAAAGCGTTGGGTCAAATACGCGACTTAAATAAATTTGCTGATGAAAGCTCATAGGACTAGAGTAATCAGTCCATACTTTAGCAACACTAAACCCACCAGATAATAAATCTTTGTAAGTATCCCAAGAAAATGAGTCTTTGTTGGCTGTATAAGTTACGTGGCGAATATGGTCTTCAGTAATCTTGAGTACTTCTGAGGGTATTTGCACGCCTTCAGCAGGTGAAACAGTGATGCTAGGCTCATTTTGAGCAAACTCACCAAGTAATCTTGATATATAAGCTTCCAGAATGTTAAATTCTAGTACTGGTCTTTGTAGCTGAATCATAGCAGAGCGTTTTTGCTCGTTAATTGATTCCTTAAAGATGTATTTACGGAATTCGTGGTAACGCTTGTAGTTTTTTTCAAAGTACTTATAAGCCATACCAATATCATCCTTGATACGCTCTAAGTTCTCATGAGCGGTTTTATTCACCTGAGCCATAGATTATTCCTCGTGCTTCTATTTGTGCCATTTGCGTTCTTAAAATTGTACCAGCAATTTGTTTAGATTGTGTAAAATTTATTATTGCGCTTACAGGCTGTGCGAATGTTAAGCATATGCTGTCCGCACAATCACTTGAGCGTACGCCGCGTTTTTTCATGTCTTCTTTTTTCTCCATGACTAAACGAGAGTTGCTGTCTATGCGATATCGCACACCACATAAGTCACTATGTAATTCATCGCTATCTGGTATTTTGACCGGACCATCCATTAACCAGGCTTTAAGCTCTGCCCACATTTCAGCGCGCTTATTGTTATACTTGTATTGGTTTAATGGTGAACTTCCAGCGTTAACGCCTACTACAATACTATCGTGACCTAATTCCTTCAAACGGTCAACAATACCAGCACCTAAGCCGCCTACGTCTACAAATACTTTTGCCGGGCGTTCTTCCATGATAATACGATGAACCATTCCTGTGATTTCCATGGTGTCTTTTTTAACGTGGGTTTCAAGCTTGTACGCAATGCGTCCACGCCTGCGGATAATAGCTGTCCTATCAGAGCCAAAACGAGCTGGGTCAACCCCAATGAGCAAAGGGCCAACATAGTCATTGTAATTAGATTTGCGTGCTTGCATGACAAGCTCTGTGTCAATGAACGTATCTTCGCCAGATAATTGGAAAGATTCTGCCGCACAACATGGGTACTCTTGCATGAATGACCGTTCACCGTCTGCTCCATTTACGCTAAACTCCACTATTTTATTTCTGCGCCACATTATTTGTTCGGGGGTAAGATTGTATTGCTCTGCCAAACGCTCTTCTTCTATGGTCATCAGGAAGCCTTCTGGTAGTGGTAATACATATTCTTCTTGCCAATACCATGGCACAAACACAGCAATAAATTCCGATTCCCCGGCTTCTGCTTTTTGCCACATCTGATGAAAAAAATTACCAACGCCGTTAGCTGTGGATTCTAATATAATTTCAGTGTTAATGGCATTGGGCACCGCCTGAAAAATACCTTTTGCATGTTCACTAGCATGCGCCCAGAATGCTGCTTCAGAGCCATGTAGTAGCTGGATTGTTGCTGAACGTCCTGTTGCTTGGTTTTCTGCGGTACCTAGTTTGTAACCGCTGTCTAGTTTTCCAAAAATTAATTCTTTGGCGTTAGACGTGGTTACTTCAGGCTTAACCAGTACTGGCGTATTTTCATAATAACGTTGCGCCATTTTGTATAAGTTTTGTGTAGCGTCCATGGCATGAGTTAGTATGAAAGCTTGTGTACCGTGACGGTGTATTACTTGATGATAAAATCTTGCGCCAATGTAAGTAGAAACGCCTTGTTGTCGTCCTTTTAAAATAACGGCTCTTACTTTACCAGTTTTTTGTCGTTGCTCTTCTAATTTGGAATGTATGTAAAGTTGTGCGCGATTAAGCTGAAAAGGTTCTATTTTTCCATCCTTGGCTCGTATTTTTAAACATTTGGAAGCAAAATGCTGAAAATTATCTTTAAGTTTTTGTCTTATGGCTCTTTCTCGTTCATCCATGGCGATATTTTAGTTAGTCTGTTATTATCTGAATTCTAAATAAAAAGGAGTGAATATGACAGAAGATTTAAGGCAAGACATGACAAAATTTGTCACTATTATGATGATAAAAAACTTTGAGTGTATTGAAGAGTTCTTAGTGGAATATCATATTCCAGAAGATGATTGTCATGAAGTGTTTTTTAAATGCGCGGAAGCATTAATTAATTCAATGTTTGTAACTTTGCTTGACAATGTAGATGATGATGTAAGAGATAATGTTGCCGGTGAGTTTTTAGGGCACATGAATAAATTTAGTCGGGAGTATTTTTCCTCTAAAAAAGCAGGGGTTTATCGTGAGCACTAAAAACATTAATGACTTGTATGATGAGTTTTACAAACACATAGACAATCTTTATACAATAACCGCTGAAACCAACCCTAAATTATACAACACAAGAGATGCAGACGACTTAAGCCAGATACTTTTAATCATGAACACCATGCTACCTAATTGGTTAATGTTGTGTAAAGAAGCTAAGCGGTTAGCTGCATTAAGAAAAGCGGAACATGACGCACTTGATTATCTTGCTTATTAAACTTGTTAATTGTGCGCATGAGGCAATATGAAATTATACTTTTACTATAGCGCTATGAATGCCGGAAAGAGCACTAGTCTTATACAGGCTGCGCATAACTATGAGGAAAGGGGGATGCGTGTACTCACGCTCATCCCTGCTGTTGTCGGAAGAACAAGAATAGAATCGCGGATAGGGTTAACAAGAGATGCAATTGTGTACGATGGAAACAGTTTGGATGCTAGTTTGTTTGATGGCGTGTCATGTGTCTTTGTTGATGAGTCGCAGTTTCTTACCAAGAGCCAGGTTATCTTCTTGGCTGGTGTTGTCGATACTTTTGATATTCCAGTGCTGTGTTATGGTTTGCGCACTGATTTCATGGGAGAACCTTTCGAAGGTAGTAAGTACCTATTATCATTGGCAGATGAAATCATAGAGATTAAAACCATCTGCTCTTGTAGTAAGAAAGCCACGATGAACATCAGAATAGACGCTGATGGGAAGCGTATTGACGAAGGCGACCAAGTTCAAATAGGCAGAGAAGAAAGTTATGTTTCTGTTTGTCGGGCTGATTTTTTTAAAACTAAATAAGGGGAAAACAATGGATGATAGAACAGAAGAGGTGATTAAGTGCGCTATAGAGC